GTGTCCCGGCCGGCGTGCCTGCATTCACCGATCCCGTGGTGAATTTGTAATAGGTCGAGTTGATTTGGATGACGTCGTTATTAGCGGGCGAACCGCTGATCGTGCCGGTCGCGTATCCATTCTCAACATAGAGCCATAAATTGCGTCCATCGGCGAGATACATGTATTCGGGCGTGTCGCCGATATTGCCAGTGCCTGCCATACTGACGGCGCCCGTGCCAGGGTTGAGGCCTGCCTGTAGCAGCGTTTTCGTGCCGTCCCGATCGACGCGCCACCATTGATCGTCGGACACGACGAATAGGGCACCGTCGAACGTTCCCGGCTGCGAATAGACGCCGCGAATAGGACCGTTGCCGACATACAGCCAGCGACGCAGCCCCGGACGCGAAATCAGCGCCGCTCCGTTGTCCGTGAGGACTATGTTTTCTTCGAAATAGCGATTGCGGGTCTGTATCCGTGCCTCTTTGGCAACGGTACGATGATAGTCCGCCCGGCCGAGAGGAATATTGACCATCGCTTAATTCCCTAGCGCATTTCCGCGCAAAAACCCTGCCGTGGTCGAAAAAGCGCGTTGCGTGTCGTAGCCCTGCCTCGACATGAACGGCCACGAAATATCGGCGAGGATATCGAGCGGTTGCGACTGCAAATAGCGGTTGTGGAAATCCTGCTTGTTCTGCTTGAGCATGGTAATGCTCTGATCGTCCAACATACGCCCGTAGCGGGGATTAATCCGCATCGCGAGCAAGATTTGGAACATGATATCGAAATTTTCCGGGAACGGATTTTCATCCGTTGCAGTCACCGGAGAAATCGGAAGCCACGACGCCTTGTCCGCGCGGTATATCCATTCGCGGAAAGTGTTGTCGGTATCGAGGACTACGGATGCGGCACCGTCGATCGGCCTGCCGTTGCCCTGAAGTGTGATCGGGAAGGCCGACAGCCGGCCATAGGGATCGGCGATGGCATAGCGCGCTCCGTCTTGCGGGCGCTGCGTGAACCATACGGTGCGGGCGACGGTGTTGGTCGCGATAAGTCTCATATTGATCGGCGGGTTGTTCAACTGCCAATCGGTCTTGTAGCACAGGCCATCGCGATACCAGGGGTCGTCGGGATTGCGTTCGTAGTCGCCCAGCGGCCAATCCTGAAAGCGCTCGCCTTCAGTTGTGCCGTAGAGCGACGAAAGCAGCGACTGATAAAGCCGAAGGGCTTCCGTGGCCTGATTTGCCGTTGGATCCTGACCGAGCGGAAGAATATTGCTCTCCCGGTAGGCGTCGAGGATTATCGAAGAAATCAGGGTCACGGAAGCACCTCTTGGAATGTGATTAGGACGCGGCGCCCTTGATCACTGCGAAATTGATCACCGGCGCGTCCGACGTGGTGCCGCCCGTGGTAAAGAACGTGACCTGAAAGGATCCCGCCCCGACCGCGGTGACGAACACCTCGTACAGATTGGTCGTGCTCGATTTCACGCTGATGGCGATAACGTCGGTCGCCGCGACCGAACTGTTGGTCACGGTAAACGATGCCGGCGTTGCCGAGCCTGCCGCCGTGAACAGGGTAATCGCCCCGGTCAACGAATTCAGCGTCACGCCGGTCGTGCGGGACGTCAACTGCGTGACCGCGCCGCCCGACGAATAGCCAATGCCCGCCGTGTTGAAAACCCGGTTGACCGGCACGGCGCTCGGGGTGCCGACACCGTTCGCGTCGATCCGCACGATACGGATCGTATCGGTGGCGGCGGGTGCCGTCGTGTTCTGCGCATAGGCGATGGGCGCGAACGCCATCGAACACAGCGCGAGGAACGAAAGAAAGACCTTGACCATATAACCCTCCATGAAAATCCCGAAAATTACAGGTCGAGAACCGGCTTCGGGAAATCCGGTTTCGGTGCGGGACGCTCGACGCCGACTTTCATGCGCCACAGGCCCGCTTTGGTCATGCTCTTGGTCGCCGAATGCAGATCGGGGGACCAAGGCCAGCCGGCGGCGTCGAGCGTATTGCTCTGATCGCCAGGAGCCGCCGAGCCCGATCCGGTCGCTGCCTTCGGGACGCCACCCGATGCATCATCAGCGCCCGGAACTGGCGCCGAGCCGGTACGTGCCGGAGTGATCACCTTGGACGGCGCGACCTTGGACGGGTGGTCGACCCAACCGGCGGGAACTTCTTCGGCGCTCGAAAACATTTCGGCCTGATTATTCGGGCCGAAATACCAAGCGGGCCATGATTTGTTGTCCATCGTTCTTCTCCGTAAGGGGCTAGATCAAAAGCGTGCCAGCCGCGCCCCCGCCAAGCTGCACAACGTTATCTGCGGCGAAATTCAGTACGATCGGGATACGATTGAACCCGAGAGTTACCGGCAATGCGTTGACGATCACTGCACCACTCGAATCCGTGACCGTCAACGTGCCCGCAACCGTCGCAAGAAATCCGCCCATATGAGGGCCGATTTTCGTGGAAGCGTTCGCCGCCATCGGTCGAGCATTGTAATATTCGGCGTCCATCGAAATTCTCCCCCGCCGAAATTCGTTCCGAAGCGTAACGGCCCTCCCGGTAGCGGGAACCGGGAGGGCCGATCAACCTACGCCCGGAGAACGAAGCGCAGTCGCGCTTTACGCGCCGTTGATCCGGCAGATGCGGCGACGATCGCGGATATTCGCGTTCAAAGCCACGTCGAAGCGAACGCCGTGCGCGCCCGTCTCGAAATCGCTGTGCTGCCACATGCGAACCGTCAGCGGGATCTTCGACAGCTTGCGGCGCATGGACGTATCCGACGCCGGCAGGATCAGCGGCACCGTGTTGACGACGATTGCCGGCTTCTGGATCAGCAAGCGCGGCGAGAGGTTCGTGCTCGGCGCGCCGATGAACGTCAGGACCGCATTGTCGGCCGGCGCCGCCGTGACGGTCGCGTGCGCGGTGTTGATGTTGACGTTATCGCCGACGCCCGAGCCTGGAACGACCATGGCCGGGAAGATGATCAGCGTCGCATTGCCCGAGCCGTCCGCGGTGGCGTCGGCAACAACGGTGAATTGCTGAAGCCGGGCCGGCGACACCGGGGCCTGCTTGCGATTGTCATAAGCATAGACGCCTGGATAGGTGAACACCTCGCCGGCCTTGATCGTCGCACCGGCCGCGAAGCCGTCCGTAATCAGGTTCTGCGTCATCGAACGACCGTTGGTCGTGCCGGCCTTCGCCACCGCCGCATAGTCGACGTTCTGGTTGGCACCGTTCACGACGCCCGCCGCCGTCTGCACGCGAGTACCCGTGAGCAGATTGGGAAGCTGGTTGGTGAACATCGTGCGGATGCTGTCGATTTCGCCGGTGAAACCCTTGCGATAGGTGCCCGCGCCGGTTTCGTTCGGCAGCTTGACCAACTGGTCGCCGAGTTGCTGGCGATCGAACGCGGCCATGATGTAGGAAAGTTCGCTGTCGTCGACGCCGTTTTCCGTCAGGCGGGTGTGGCCCGCAACGGCGTCGCTCCACTGCGCGATGGCGTTGTTCGGCGTGCCTGTCCAATCGCACGATGCCAGCGTGGCCTTCGCGAGAATATAGGCGTCGATCTTTTCGGCGAGGGACGTTGCGGCGCCCAGGAGCGCCTTGTTTTCGCGCGCGTCGCCGATCGACTTGATTTTGACGAAATCGCCCCAGCCCATGTTCGCGTTGAACGTGCCGGTGATTTCGAAAAGTTCCGAACCGAAAACCGAGCCATCGGTGCCGGCGGAAAGATCCTTCACGCCATTTTCGGTGCGCGTGATGTTGTAGCGCGGTGCGGTCTGTTCCAGAACGGCCAAGCCGTTCCGATCGTCCATTTCGCCATCCATTTCATTCCACGAAACGGCGGTGCCGGTCACGAGGTTGTTCTGGAGCACCATCGCGAACGAATTCAGGACGAGCTTTTGCTGTTCGGTAGTGATTGTACCCACGGGGAATTCCCTTTCTTGCGCTCTGCCGAAAGGGAATTCCCTTCAGCGGTTATCCGTTTGCCTTCTCGTCGGCGAGCCAAGCCTTTTCGAAATCCTTCAGGCTATCGGTCGCCGGATCGATCCGGTTTGAGGAATTGGCTCCCCGAATCCGCGTCTGCGGTGGTTCGCCAGCCCCCGGCTTGGTGCGAGGCTTTGTATTGGCGGCAATCTCGGCGTCCCGATCCATGACGAATTTCACCTGTCCGACCGTCGAAAGCTTCGCTACCCGCGTCGCTTCTTTTGTGTCCTGGGAAAGTTCGTAAAGTATCTGCGCCCCATGCTTCGCTTCATACGCCGCTTCAAAAGTCGGCTGACCGAGATCCCACCTTCCGGCGAGCCCTCCTTCCACCACGCTCTCTTGGAAATCGTCGAAAAGTTCCGAGCCGCGCGTTGAAAGGTCATCGACCTTTTCGAGCAATTCCGCGTGAGCCTGTTCGGCCCTCGCTTGCTGCTCTCTCTCCTGCTCACGTTGCAGGACCGCATCGGCTCTTTCGCTCGCCTTTTGTGTGGCGAGGTACTCAAGCTTATCCTCGATATATCGGTCGTCGAGGTGCCCGAGGGGATACTTTTCGGCGTCGGACGGATCCGGCGCCGGTTTCTCCGCGCCATTGGATTTACCGCCGTTCGCAGCCGTTGACAAGCCCCCTTTTTCGATTGCTTCAAGCCGCTGCGAAACCTGAAGCAAAAGCCGCTCTTGCTGACGATTTTTCGCCGTCAGTTCCCGAATACGCTCGGAAGCTTTTTTGCGCGGCTTGGGGGCCGGTTCCTCATCTTCGTCCTCATCTTCGTCCCCCTCACCTTCGCCGCCCTGGTCGTCGCCAGTATCGTTATCGTCGGCAACGTCGCCGCCCGCGGCCTTGTCGGCAGCGACTTTGACGGGCTTGTCCGCGCCTTTGTCGGCGGGCTTGGCGCGAGCGGGTTTCGCCGGCTTTTCGGGCTCGTTGCTTTCGATTTCCGGCTTGCCGACTTCCACCTCGCCCGCCGCTTCGAAAGCAGCGAATTCCTCATCGCCATGGCCGTCCGGTGCGCGCATATAGCGGCCCTTCGACCGTTCCGCCGCCGTCATCGTGCCCAAAAGCACCGTCGAGCCCATCAGGGCAAATCTTTTCCCGCTCATTCCGATTTCTCCGTGTTATTGCCCGGCATTGGATTTTCCGTTGCTGCGCGCTGGGCTTGTTCTCGCAGGACGAAATCGCGGTCGGTGTTCGCCAAATCCGCAAACAGGTTTGTCGCACCCATCGTTTGCTGATGCTCTTGGTCGCTGGCTTCCATTTCATGCTGGTGCGCCTGATCGGCTTCGCTCAATGCGTCCTGCCGATCTTCCCGGATCAATGCATTGTGCTGGTCGAGCGTCTTGAGGACATGGGAAAAATCCTTGTCCTCGTTTTTGCCGGCGACGTCGGCGGCGCGCGAATGCGCGTCGAGCACGGCCTTGTAAGCCTGTGCCAAGGCCAAGCGTCCGCGTGACATGGAATCGCTTGCCT